TGAATAAGGTTTATTTTTGAAATTCCATAATCTCTAAAAACATAAACATCTTCATTAAATGTTACAACCTTTCTTGCATCACCCAAAGAATCTTCCAAAGATATAAACCCAGAATTGGCAGAAATGTTACCAATATTTTCAGCGTCCAAATCAGTTGCATACCAAATTTTAAAAGCTGGCTGTTTAATTGTGCAAAACAAAATCCCTTCATTCATACACATACTTGTAATAATTGGAACATCTTCAATGGTATATGGCGAATAATTTGTCTTCCAAATTTTCATTGAATCCGAACTTGCCAAAACAATAGCATCTTCATCATTTTTCTTATAAGCCAAAGCAACAGGCGGATTATTGAATTTCATTTCGTAAAGCCAATATAAGTTATAACTATCGTCTAACATTTGATTTATGTAAACTTTTTCATCGTCTCCATAAACCAGCAATCTATGCGTTGTTTCTTTTGCGTCGGTAAAATACTGTTTAAAATAAGTAACGCCTTGCACATTTTCAATTCCAGCTGCAGTTAAATTCAACTCATATTCATTAGCATTAGTTAAATTTTGTGGAAATTTTGCAACCCCAACACCATTAGACGCAGTTAGCTTCTTGCCCGGACACACATTATAAAATTTGTCTACAATAAAAGAGTTTTGTTTCCCACCAAAGTTGTCAAATCCATCTATTTGAACAGACTTTTTCTCTTTCATTCCCATCTCCTTGACGGCAAAGAAAATATTTTTAACTCCTTTAAACTTTCAGCTCTTTGAATGTATTTATCATGCATTTTTTCAAAATCTTCAAACATACCATGAGCAAGTGAATAGTATGAACAAACCCCCAAAATTACAACATCAGGACTCAAATGATCTAAAAAATCTATTTCATCAAAAACGGATAATATATTTGGATATGTTAAATAAACCACTTCATATTCTCCATCTTCTTCAAAAATTAAGTTTCGGTTAATCATCTTAAATTTAACCATTTCTTCATTTTTAAACGCATTTTGAACCCTAATAAAGTTAGTTAAATTAGACACAGCATACTCTTTATCGCTTGTTGTAATCTTTTCAGATTGAGACACCGGAAGATAGTTGGTGCACAATTCTCTAATTGAAAGCTTGCTCAAATTAAACAAACTTAAAACATTTGGATTTTCAGCCAAAACAACTTGTTCGTTATCTTCTGTTATAGAATCAAACGCCGCCACATCTTGAGTTAAACCCAACAAAATGGCAGCATCTTTTAATATTTCAACTATTTTCATATCGCTTCTCCACAATATTGTTCAATCGAATCATTAACACATGAAAAAGCGCTATTTTTACTAGCGCTTTCCATTGTGTTATTATCGTTTTCTATTTCTTCTAATATCTCATCAATATTAGCACTTTGCGTTTTTAAAACATAGTTTAAAACGCGTTCATCTAGCTCATCATACGGTAATGTTAAACAATACGTTGAGCCAACTTGCGAAGAATTGTGAATTTCAAATTTTTGCTTTGATGTGTCAAACATTATGTAATAATCTCTATCTATATATTTAATTCTTTTTGCGATGTCATACACATCATGCATTATTTTAATTTTCATATTTCTCCTTAACCTTCACTTTTTAAGCAAAAGGATTTGTAACTGTTGATTGAATGCCAGAAATTTTTGCTTGACCATTAGGTTGATCACAAATTAAATCAGCATATTTTACCAAAGTTGCAGTATAAGCTGGATATCCTGGTTTTTGACGTAAAATATTACCACCTTCACCTTCAATCCATTCCCAATCGCAAAGTTGATGTAAAGTAAATTTTGAAGTATCTAACAAATACATTGTGTCATCTTCAACAAATCTATCAACTACCATAGGAATTCCTGAAACACTAATTGCTTTGTGTCCACTTTCAAGTTCAACAACATCAACATTTCTTCTGTAGCAAGCAAGATATTGCAAATATGCGCGTCTAACGCCAGCACCACATGAAATAAAGTCAACATTTGAACTGCTGTTTTCTTCCAAGAAATCTATTGCTGTTTGAATTACATTGTCGCCAATTTCTTGAGATTTTGTAGAAATATATGGATTTAACCATTTATTTTCGTTTCTTGACAAACCATAGATGTTTGCATTTGTGTTGAAAATTGCTCCAAGACCAGTAATTTCATTATTTTTACTGCCTTGAACATAAAAGATTTGACCTTCACTCATTGATGAAGGATTTGTTGTAAAGCTAACTGTTTTGTTAACTCTGTCTACATACTTAATTCTAATGCCCATGTTTGCAGTTACGCTACCATCTGCAGTGTAAACATCAACAGCCATGCCTTCAATTAAGTTTTTAACACTATTCATTGTTGCAACGCCGTCAGCATAAGATTCAACAGTTGCAACAGCTCCCGTTCCATCTCCGTAAAGCATACGGCTTAAATTAAATTTTGAAGAATTTAACAATCCTTCCATTTCAGCAGTAAGCAAATCAACAAAAGCACCATTGCTTGTTGCGCTTGCTCTAACTGCTTTATCGCTAATTTCTAAAGAACCATAAAGGTTTTTTAATGTTGTTTTTAATTGAACATAAGTGTTTCCTTTTGCCGCAGGAAGAACACCAGTTTCTGTTCCAGCACCAATGCCACCATTAATTCCAATTGGCGCTACTTTGATAATTTGTCTACCATAAACATCATTTGAAGATTGTTTAATTTTAGCAAGCAAAGGATTTGTTTTTGTATTTAAAACATTGCTAACAGCAGACAAATATGCATCTTTTAATGCATTTTGTGCAGAATTTAAGTCTATCATATTATCCCCTTAATAAAATTATTTTTGTTTAATGATCGATTTTGCCAACTTTCCTGCTTCTTTTATAGTTTTAGGAATAGTTGGAGGAGAAAGAGAAATTGCAGATCCGCCGCCCTCAACTTTAATTGGTGAATTTTGAGTAATTTTTGATAGGTAATCTTTTACGATTCTATCTTTAATTGATTGATTTGAAAAAATATAATTGTTCAAAAATTCATCATCTTGAGAGTATTCTTCCGCAGTTTTATAAGTTTTTGAAATCAAAGTTAATGCTTCTTCTTTAATATCCGCATTTTCCTTTTGCGCCAAGCTTTCTTTTAGCGCGCTACTAAAAGGCTTGACAATATCAAATTTGCTTACAAACTCTTCAACTCTTTTCTCTTGTTCTGCCTTCTTTGAAATTTCGTTTTGCGTTTTAACGTTTTCACTTTCAAGCAGAGAGAGTCTTTGACTCTTTTTTGTAAACTCAGCCTCAAGACTGTTGTACGCTTTCAACAAACTTTCAGCGTCCTTGAATTTACCATATTCATTGGAGCCTAAATTTTCTATAGGTTGTTCCATATTTTCCATTAAACAATTTCTCCTTTATCTTCTTCATTTTTTAAATATTTTTTATGTTCTAAAATGTGTTTTAACAAATTTTCTTTAATTTTTTTATTATTTTTCTTATTTTTTAAATCATTTCCAAGCAAGAATGCAATATGTTCGTCAATATGCACTCTATGGTCGTCAATTTCCATAACTTCAAGCTCTTTTTCCGCTTGTAAGTTTTCTTCTTTAGCTCTATTAATTTGTAAGGCATTTAAATCTATAGCATCTTCCCACATACCAAAACCTAACAAGTCTAAACACTTTTTTCTCATGCTGTGACTAAACTTTCCATCTTGGTCAAACATTATTCCTTCTTTAATTAAATCCATAAGCATTGTTCTTCTTTGAGCCAAAGTTTCACTCGAATCGCTAGAAGTGTCAAACACGACATCATCACTACAAATTTCGCTTTGATCCCAATAATACATTTGAACTTCGCCACTCTCTCCTGCAATTTTTAAAAGTCTTGGCACAACAGCATATTGTTTATATAACCTTAAAATAAACTTAGCAACTGTTTTTACAGCCAGTTTTGTGCTATCTATAGCCGTAGACAATCTGTTGTTGTCTTGCTCCGCCAACAATTGCAACGCAACACCCGACATGTTTGTATATTGCGCATAACTATCAGTCATCATATCGCTAACACCAGAAATAGTTTTAAATTCTTGCAGTAATCTTTCTTCCTCTTCATCAAAATTGATAGTTTGTTTTGGATTTTGCATAATTTCTGGAATTTTACTTCCCTGCCTATAAACAAGCACTTTCCCCGGAGAAAGCCCCTCAAGTTCAAGTTCATCAGTATCCACACTACCATCTTCCACAGCCAAAACATTCATTATTGAACGATTAAAAAATTCGTGTTTTCTATTTCTGACGGCATTATACGCTCTTTGAACAGGAATAAGCCTATCAACAACCGAAACACCAAAGAAACTTCCCGGCATATAGTTTGATATTTGCTTGATAAAAGGATAAGTTCTGTTTGCCATTTCATCATTAACATAAGGAAGTTCTCCATCAAAAAGAAGTTTACCCCCTGCAATAACAATCAATCTTCCATTTTCATATTTTTTCGAAGGTTTTTCATATTTTTCAATTAAAATACAATGATTTTTTAACTCAATATTTGCAACTTTATTAATATGAGCATCGTACCCCAAACCACCAAGATTTCCATAACTACTATCAAGAGTAAATGCATTTACTTTTTCAGCATCAACATCAACACCCCAAAGAGTTTTTATCTCTGCAACATCTACCGCTTTTGCATGAATAATACTTCCAACATCTTCTAACCTTTCACACGATAAATTATCTGGAAATATTTCAAAAGGAGAAATAACTTCAATTTCAACATCGCCCTCTTTAATGGCTTTACCAGCATCATCAGTTGCTACCATTTTTCCGCTATCTGTATTCCAAATAACTTTGTAAAAAACAGTGCCACAGATTTCACTCCAAGTTGTTGCTGTTTTTTCCAAGTCCACCAAATTCAGCCTGTTGGCAACAGAGTTTAAAATATCTTTACTAAGCTTTGCACTTTCAACATCATGCTCTTCACTACTTGCAGGTATTACAGTAACAGATGGAGTATTTGCACAGATTTTTGAAATTCGAGTTTCCACAATCGGAGCAATGTGATTAAAAACTTCTTTTTCTTGCCAAAAATATTGTTTCTCATCTTCTCTAATTCCGCCGTTAGAGGCGACATAACTATATTGATTACCCATCATAAAATTAATATTAAGTTGCCACTGAGCTTCAAGCGAACGTCTCTCCTCTCTTCTGCGTAAATAATCTGCCATAACCTCTTGAACAATTTTGTTATCCGATTTACTCATCTTTTCCCCCTTTTTTATATATCGGTTTTAAATTTTTTGGAACAAAATATTTTCCAATTTCTCCATAAAGTTCGTTCATGCATTTTTCACACAAATATATGCTTCCATCAAAAACAAAACGCTTGTTAACTATTTGATAAATAGCCATATTTTCACAAGCACTAGCATCACACTTTATTTTTATTTTTATTTTTTCTATTTTCAATTTCACTCTCCTTTAACTCTTTTAACAACCTAATTTTTTCTTGTTCTAATTCTTCATCAGACAACTTGTTGTAATCTTTATTTTCTTGCTCAACTTTTGGAAATAACAACTTCAATAAATCGATATTAGGAGGTAGAGTTTTTTCATTAATTTTTTGTTTTACAATTTTCATTTTTCCAGTTTCTTCATCTAGCACATATTCAGTTGAAATTTCTTTAGTTGTCAACCCTTTTATGCAAGCTTTAAAAGCTTTTATTGTTTCAACATCAAACAAATTTTCCTTTATCGCACATCATCTCCTTATCGTCTAAATTTTAAGTTTTTAATTAACCGCTCTTTTTCAAGTTGAACTTCATTCATAATCTCTTTAGGCGCTTTATTTTCAGGCTTACTCATAATAAAATATCTTAATTCGTCCATGCTATGATCATCTGTTTTTACTGGACTTTCTCCCTTCCCCCAACGATAGCTTTTAATTTCTCTAATCATATTTTTGCACGTGTTAAATATAAAAAGTTTTGATTCTCCATTAGCATTTTTTAAGTAAGATTTAACTCTCTGAATACCTGAAAAAACATCTTTGTTTACATTGGTATTAACCAAAATTCCATGGTCATAAAAAAGATCGGCAACGCTCTTTTTTGCTGCAAGCGTTGTTTGATTTGCCGCACTATCAATCAATGCTTCCAGCATACCATTTGAGTTTCGATGCCAGTGCAAACTATCGCTTATTTCATGAATTTTTTGGCTATGATATGTAATATCTTTTTCCGCTTCATAATGCTCTGCTACAACATAAACATTTCCATCATAATCAACAGCGTACCAGTGGCACGACAAAGGATTTTTCAGTCCCGGATCGATTGAAAGTTTGTCTTGCCAATCGTAAGGAATATCAAATGGTTCGATAATATTAATTGATTCATCAAACTCAGGATAAATTCGTCCGCCAGCATCAATAAATTCCCCAAATTGTCTTGATTTTAATTCTTCTTGCGACATGCTTGCACGCATTGAATTTTTTGCCTCTTCACTCAAATAAGGATTGTCGTCCCATTGCATAAATTCATACCAAACATTGTCGTCATTATATTTGGTATGAATTTATGCAAT